GTTTGTAGACATGGATTTTCTTGTGGCCAAGACGTTTGGCAACGATGAGGGTCTCAAAGTGTTAGCGTGGATGCGAGAGTTCTATCTCGAGCGTCCATGCTGGCAACCCGGTGCGGATGCATCACTGGGACAGTACCGAGAGGGACAGAACAGTGTGATCCGAGACATTGAACTACGCATTAAAAAGGCAAGATCTAAATGAGCGAAGCGAATGACAACCCCGGCCTGCTGGCCTCTGCTACGGTAGAGGAAGAGCAGACAACCGAGGGCCAAGAGCAAAGCCTCAACCACGTTGAAACTCCCGCTACCGAGGAAGACGACGGCCCCCTTGAGCGCCCTGACTTTTGGCCTGAGAAGTTCTGGAAAAAAGACAGCAACGAGCCAGATTTGGAGGGTCTGAGTAAGTCCTACACGGAGCTGGAAAAGCAGTTCCGTTCTGGCAAGCACAAGGCTCCAGAGGGCGGGAACTACAGCATGGAAGCCCTGGCAGGTACGCCAGAGGACGATCCCCTTACCAAGACGTATGTGTCTTGGGCACAAAAGCACGGGCTTAGCCAAGTTGCCTTTGATGAGCTGGCCAGCCAGTTTGTGCAGATGGGCGGTATGCAGCAACAAGAAATGCAGCGCAGCATGGAAGCTGAGATGGAAGAGCTTGGCCCTAATGCTAAAGCAGTAATCTCTAACATGGCAACCTGGGGGCGTGGACTTGTTCAGAAGGGCATCTTCAGTAAAGATGACTTCAATGAGTTCGCTCGCTGGGGAGACACTGCCAAGGGTGTCAAGGCGCTGATGAAGCTGCGTGAGACCTATGAGGGTCGGGTGCCCGTGGATACCCTGAAGACGGCTACTGAGGACTCTGTGTCCAAGGAAGAGCTGGAATCTATGGTGGCCAATCCTGAGTACAAGACGAACCCGGCGTACCGGGCCAAAGTTGAGAAGCTGTTTGAGAAGATGTACAATTAACTGGTAAGTTGCCATTTAAGCCCCCTCTTGACAGGGGGCTTTTTTTCTGGCACATTGGAATTGTTGTCGTAGCAAACAACAGATTAAAGGCCGTTTACTCATGCCCCTGCCCTCGAAAGAGGGTTGCTACCGGGGGCAGCAGTAAGCGGCTTTTCTGTTTTCTGGACAACCGTCAGGGCGCGTTAGCTGATGGTCTGCATGGACTGAACCCGAGAAACACCGGACTTGGCACACCCCCAAGCATTCCGACTAGCCTGTCAGCGAGGGACTAGGGTAGGCACAGTGAAAGCGGTGGGACAAGCGCTGTGCTGGATGAATCGCTGCCTCATGGGTACTCTGGGAGAGACTACAAGCTAGTCCCTTCGGGAGGGGCTGGATACAGAGCTATCCACCCTTGGGGGAGCTGTGTCTAAAAATAGTTGACAGACTGCTTGACTTGTGTAATACAATTGCTCCATCGACAACCGCAAGGCCGATAAATGGTGGTAGTCCACTGCTCGGTGCGAGGATAAGCACAAGTCAAGGCCCAGGGTGACCTGGACAACCAGCGACGCTAAACCCTTCGTTTATCGTTTTCAGGAGAAGACAAATGGCTATTTCGATCTCGAATGCCTTTGTAACTCTGTTCGATGCGGAAGTTAAACAGGCGTATCAAGCTGATGCTGTCCTGCGTAACACTGTCCGTCTTCGTACCGGCGTTACTGCGGCTACCCACAAGTTCCCCAAGATTGGCTCTGGCGTTGCCCAGGTTCGCGTTCCGCAAACCGACGTAACCCCGTTGAACGTCACCTACTCGCAAGCTACCGTTACCCTGGGTGACTGGATTGCTGCTGAGTACAGCGACATCTTCAACCAAGCCAAAGTCAACTTTGACGAGCGTCAAGAGCTGGTTCAAGTCGTTGGTAAGGCCATTGGCCGCCGCGCTGACCAGATCGTTATTGATGCCCTGGCTGCTTCGTCCACCTCGCTGACTGTGTCTAACGACATTGGCGGCACTGACTCCAACCTGAACGTGGCTAAGCTGCGTAAGGCCAAGGAGCTGCTGGACAAAGGCAACGTGCCTATGGGTGACCGCTACATGCTGGTTCACGCTGCCAACCTGATGGCTCTGCTGTCTGAAACCTCTGTTACCAGCTCTGACTTCAATACGGTCAAGGCTCTGGTGCAGGGTGATCTGGACACGTTCTTGGGCTTCAAGTTCGTTACCATCGGTGACCGCACTGAAGGCGGCCTGACTGGTGGTGGCTCTGGTTCTGACCGCAAGGTCTGGGCTTGGCACAAGACTTCTGTCGGCATGGCCGAAGGCATGGGCATCCGTTCTGAAATCAACTACATCCCCGAGAAGACCTCTTGGCTGGTGTCGTCGATGATGTCGGCTGGTGCTGTTGCCATCGACGCCGGTGGTATCGTTGAAATCACCTGCCGCGAATAAGGAGTAACACATCATGGCTTTTTCCGCTACTGGCTGGAACGTCATTGCCGCTAACAAGCGTGGCAATGCTCCTGGCATCTTTGCCTACTCCACTACCGACACTATCGCCACCGTGAACACCGAGGGTTACTTCAACACCTTGGCGTCCACCCTGAGCGTCGGCGACCTGATCTACTGCGTGACCTCCACGGGCACCACCGCAGTGGCTACTCTGGTCTATGTTCTGTCGAACACGGGTTCCGTGGTCGATGTGAGCAACGGCACCACGCTGGCTGCTACCGACAGCGACTGATAAAGGAGGGGGGCAACCCCCTCTTTTCTTATGCGCGATAGGTACAGCGTTAAGCACGAGGGCACTGCTATTATTTGTGGCAGTGCCCCTTGTGTTTTTGAAGATCTGGAAAGGGCGCTATTGCTGCGCCCCCGTGCAATTATTGTCGGCGTCAACAATGCTGCAAGCATGGTCTCTTCGATTGAGCATGTCTGGACTCAGCACAACAACTTGGCAAAAGAATACAAAGACAATGCCAGGGTCAAAGTGCATGGACGCGCCAATGTCATGGGGGATTGGACTGATTACGTTTGGCCCAGTCTGAACTGGGTGTGCGGATCTAGTGGTGTTGCTGGTGCGCTCTGGGCAAAGCATGGGCTTGGGTTTGATGAAATCATCATGGCCGGTATCCCGCTTAATCGTGAAGTGTTGGACTACAACAAGATGTATCCTTCTAAATACACCAAGACAGATGGCTTTGCTACCTCCGGTCAAGTCGATCATTGGATTAGCCATCTGAGGACGTTTAAGGAACAAGGCAAGACCGAAGGCATCTATTCGATGTCTGGCACTACGGCAAGCATTTTGGGAAAGCCTAATGATTGAAGGATTGCGCGAGCAAGAGGTCGCCAAGTATGTGGCCTGCTACAAGTCCCCGGACTACCGGATGGGGCTAAAGCGCCGTCATCACATTGAGATTGGCTTGTCTGGCCTTGAGCCTGGGACGCTGCTGGATGTCGGCTGTGGCCGGCGAGAGACCATCAAGATGTCAGAAAAGATGGGCTTTTTCGATGTCCGAGGCGTGGAGGCTGTGCCTTACTTGTGTGATGGAGAGCAAGTCTTGCAAGGCTTTGCCCACAACTTGCCGTTTGGAGACAAGTCTTTTGATGTGGTCACCATGTTCGATGTTATTGAACATCTTGTGCCGCAAGATACAGATGCAGTTTGCAGTGAGTTAGAGCGTGTGGCCACCAAGAACATTCTGCTGACAGTTCACAATGGCTCTAGCAAGTTTGGCAATGTTGAGTTGCACATTAACCGAAAAGAATCATATCAAGAGTGGTTCGATTATTTTACCCAAAAGTTTACAGGCGCAGTAGAATGGCTGCCTAGACATGGGTCAATCTCAGAAATGTTTAAGGTGACGTATGGCAGCAGGTGATTCCGCTCTTACTGTTTGCTCTGATGCCTTGCTTTTGCTGGGTGCAAAGCCAATTAGTTCCTTCAACGAAGGCACCGACGCCGCTAACGTCTGTGATCGGATCTATCCGACACTGCGTGACTCGACGATGCAAGCGTACCCTTGGTCATTCACCTTCAAGAAGGTGCAGCTAGCCAAGACGATCAATACGCCTGTTAACCAATACAAGTACGAATACCAACTCCCGTCTGACCGGCTGGGCACTATTCGTCGCGCATACACTTCTACCGCTGTGGGTGCCGGCACGTTCACCGACTGGATCATCCAGGGTGACAAGCTGCTAACCAACGAGGAAGTTATTGTCATCGACTACCAGTACCGCCCTTCCGAGAGCGAGTTGCCAACATACTTCATTCAATTGCTCAAGTACATGATGGCGTGGCATCTGTCGGATCCGATTACAGATCAAGTCACCAAGACGGCGTACTGGCAACAGTTGGCTGTCGGCACACCTGGAGAAAACAATCGTGGTGGATACTTCCGGACGGCGATGGTAATTGATGGCCAGGGTAATACCAATCAGGCTTTTGAGGATTTCTCGCTGATCGCTGTGAGGTTCTAATGACCCGCATTGTTTCACTGCAAACCAACTTCAGTAGCGGAGAACTGGATCCGCTGTTGCGTGCCCGCATTGACTTGGAGCAGTACAACAATGGTGCTGAGCGCCTAGAGAACGTACTTGTCCAGCCTCAGGGTGGTGTTACCCGCCGGCCTGGGACGAAGCACTTGATGGAAATCCCGTCTGCGGCAAGCCCTGCCAGCGGAACTCGCTCTGTCTCATTTGAGTTTAGCGTCACCGACAGCTACATGCTTGTGTTCGTTAACCAACGCATGTATGTCTTTAAAGACAAAGTGCTGATCACAAACATCAATGCTTCTGGTAATGACTACCTTGCCGTCACCGCAGTCACCAGCAGCATCTTGTCTACGATGGTGTGGACGCAGTCCGCTGACACGCTGATCATCACGCACAAGGATATTAATCCGATCAAGATCGTGCGTGGCGGTACGGATGCAACGTGGACTGTTTCAAACATCACGTTTACCAGCATCCCGCAGTACCAGTACACGCCGGCCTTGTCTAACCCAGCGGCCACTTTGACGCCATCTGCTGTGTCTGGAAGTATTACTCTGACGGCCAGCACTAGTGTGTTCACGGCTGGCAGCGTAAACCAGTACATCAATGCTTCACCGCAGGGTCGCGCTCGGATTGTGTCTTACACCAGCGGCACTGTGGTCAGTGCTGTGGTCGAGATCCCGTTCTTTGCTACGACGGCTATCGCCAGTGCTAGCTGGGAGCTTGAGGCTGGCTATGAAGATGTGTGGAGCAGCACCAAGGGCTGGCCGCGCACCTGTTCGTTCCATGAAGGCCGGTTGTATTTCGGTGGCAGCCGCTCTCGCCCGTCTACGGTATGGGGTAGCAAGGTCGCACTGTTCTTTGACTTTAACCCTGACCAGAACTACGACGATGATGCCATTGAGGCCACGTTGGATACCAACAGCCTGAACATCATTACGGACTTGATTAGTGCGCGTGACTTGCAGATCTTTACAACTGGCGGCGAGTTCTACGTCCCGCAAGGTGAGTCGCAACCAGTTACGCCCAACAACTTCTTTGCCAAGGCGGTAAGCCGCAATGGCTCGCGTGAAGGCATCCGAGTTAAGAGTTTGCAGTCTGGCACGCTGTACATCCAGCGCCAGGGTAAAGCTCTTAACGAGTTCCTGTTCAGCGACACAACTGCGTCCTACGTCAGCACCAGCATTAGCTTGCTGTCGAGCCACTTGATCAACGATCCGCAGGAGATGACTCTGCGTAAGGCTACCAGCACGGATGAGGCAGATGCACTGTACATCCTCAATGCTGCCGGCACGTTGACTGCTTACTCACTGCTGCGCCAGCAAGGCGTTGTCGCCCCCAGCAGGATCACGACAGATGGCGAGTTCAAAGATGTTGGTGTTGACATTGAAGACATCTACGTTGTCGTCAAGCGCACGTTCAACTCTGTGGATAAATACTATGTCGAGGTGTTTGACTCTTCGCTGAAGACGGACTGCGCCTTCACGGGCGGCGCTGCATCTGGAGCATCTGGCCTCCCGCACATTGGCAAGTCTGTCAGTGTCATCGCGGATGGCAGTGTGCTTGCCAATGAGACTGTTAGCGGGGCTGGAGCAATCACGTTTGACAGACCTAGCACCACCAGCTACGAGGTTGGCCTGGGCTTTACGGTGCAGGTCAAGACCTTGCCGATTGAGCCTCGCATGAGCGTCGGCACGCGCATCGGTTTTAAGAAGCGTATCGTCGAGATCAACGCAATCTTGTATAAGACACAAGACCTGACGATCAACGATGTGCCGGTGCCGATACGCACGCTAGATACGATAGATATTCTTGACAATCCTGTGCCTGAATTTACTGGCACCAAGGTCATCAACGGCATCCTTGGCTACACAAATGATGCACAAGTCACGGTGACTCAAAGTTCACCATTGAAGCTGACGTTGCTTGGTCTTGAGTACAAGCTGTCTGTTTACGGAGGAACTTAAATGGAAGCAATCGCATCAATTGCGGCGGCAACAGCCCCATATGCAGGCGCTATTGCATTGGCTGGAACCGCAGTATCCACTCTCTCAACGATTCAAGCAACCCAAGCACAAAAGCAGGCAAGCCAGTTACAAGCTAGCCGTTTGGCCATCCAAGCAGAGCAGGCTAAGTTGCAAGGCCGTCAGAACGCATTGAACTACAACAATCAAGCCAATCAGGTTTTTGAGCGTCAGCAACAATTGGCGGCCACTGCCCGTGCGCGTGCTGCTGCTGCCGGCATTGATCCGCTTACTGGCTCGCCAATGAGCATTCAGCAAGCAGATGCATTGCGTGCTGGTCGTGAGTTCCAGATTTCCAAAGAAAACGCCGAGTTGGCCCTTTCTGCTGGCTTTGCTGCCTCGCAAGATTTGCGAGCTGCATCGGCTATTGCAGGAGGCTACTCGACCACTTCTGGGTACTTGTCTGCTATTGGAACGGGATTGATGGGTGTCTCCAGATTTGGCGAAACTGCTAAGCCGCCTGCGACTCCGAGGATCAACCCTCGATCTGGTGAGTTCATGGGATCATTGGAGTTCTAATTATGGCAACCGAATTGCCCCG